AGCTGCACAGAATGAAGCGCTTTATTGATGAGCAAGTGGCCTATGGCAAGGCGGGTGAAGGCTTGACTGGTAAAAGTGAGGCTGTATTAAAATCACTGCGCCGCGACATTGATAGCACGCTAGACAATAAATTCAAAAGCTACGACGCAGCAAATACAATGTATTCAGATACTATTCAAGCCCTTGACGATATTCAGACTGTGGCAGGTAAGCGCATGGACTTGACGGGTGAAAATGCAAACAAAGCTCTTGGCACTTTGATGCGCCGAGTGCTTAGCAATGCGCAATCTAGGGTAAATATTGTGGATGCCATCTCTAGTCTTGATGAGGTGGCTAAAAAATACCCGTCTCAACTTGCAATAGAGGGCACAAAAAAAGCAGGTGCCCGCCCTGATTTAACTCAGTTGATCTTATTTGCAGATGAGCTAGATTCTCGCTTTAAACCCGTGGCGCGTGGTTCATTCCAAGGTCAAATTGACCAGGCTATTAACCGGGGCGTGAGAACTGCAGCTGGAAGTCCAGAAGCTGCGGCAACAGATGCGGCTGCTGGCTTGTTTTCTAGGGGTTACAATAAAATCAAAGGCGTTAATGATGAGAATGCGTTCAAAGCAATGCGAAAGCTTTTGAAGCGAGGTGAAGAATAATGGCATGGCTACCAATCAGCGGAACGATCCCGCAATATTCCACAGCGGCAAATGCCCTAGCTGGCGACTACTGGCTTAAATTTTACGAGTCAGGCACAGCCACGCCAACCAACATGGCGACAGACGCAACAGGCGCAACTGAGCTGGCAAAATGCAAACTATCAAGTGATGGTTACCCTATTAGTAATTCATTAGATGAAACTACTAGGTTTATCCCGCACATAGACAAAAACTATCGTATCGTTTTATATACCAACGAGATAGACGCAGACAATAATGCCACGGCAAACGCTGCTTTTAATATTGACGGCATGGTGCTACAGGTTACACCCACGGCTAATGCTGAGAATATCACGCTTAGAGATACAACTATTGCGATTCAGGATGATTACGACCGATCTCCTTTATTTGTTGATGGCGATGGCTTTACGGCAGGCGCAGGCCCGCATGTAATCACCGTACCAAGCGATTGGACTCCAACCAATGCAGATATGCGGTTTTATAGAGTGGATAACTCAGGGATCGTTACAGCGCTTACACCGACATCAACCAGCTCAACAACATTCACACTAGCTGAGACGCTATTATCCACTGATGTCATTTTTATTGGGGATGATAACTTTAGGAATGTATTTGAAGGCGATCCGCAAGCTAACTTTGAAGCAATAAAGCAGAGCGCAACAGAGTCGTTCGAGGGGGTGGTTGAAGAGGCAACAGCCGCAGAAATGACGGCGGGAACGGGCGGCAAGTTCCCCGATGCAGCGACTGTTAAAGGTTTTGTGGATGATACACTAGGTGACTATGCTACATATAGTGAAGTCACAGTGCCATCGTTAAATGGCGACTTTACAGCTGGCTCTCTAAAGATATCAAAGATAGGAAATACAGTTACTGTTACTGCTACAGGTCAGATAAACCACGCTTCGCTATCCCTTGCATCTTCAGCATCAGGGCTTATTCCTTCAGGCTATAGGCCAGTGTACGAGGCTGGGACTGTAAGTTCGTCATTTTCGTCAAATACAAAATACTGGAGAATCCAAACTGACGGAGCGCTGTCTGTTATAAATTACGACTGGGCTGGGTCGCTATTTGCCACTACATTTGGCGGTGGATTCACCATAACCTATGTGATCTAATCCACACTCTCCATACCCTGCTCACCTTGATGCAGGGTAACATCGGTTCCGTGGATGTAATTGATTGTGCAGCCAGTCATGGTTAAAAGGGTTAATGCTAGTAGCAATGTTTTCATGGGTAGTACTCCTTTATTTGTTAAATATCACTATAGACCATTAAATGATAAAATACACAACATATCGAAAATTTGAATAGGTTTAAAATGGCTTACAATCCAATCTCAGGCTTTACGCTCCAAGTGATAACGTCGACAGGTCAAGTCGCGTCTGATTATTACCTTAAATTATATGAGGCCAATACCACAACGCCATTAAGCATGGCCACGGATTCAAGCGGTACCACCCTGCTCACAAAGGCGAAGATTGGCGACAAAGGAATGCCCGTTAGCAATCCGCTTGACAATTCCACGGTATTTATCCCTCATGTTAATGCAAGCTATCGCCTTGTGATATACACAAGCGAGGCTGATGCTGATGCGAACAATACCGCAGAGGCTTATGTAAATGTGCCGTTTGTGTCTACGCTATTGGGTGCGTCCGGTGTTGGCACTGCTGCATACCTAGATACTGGCACTGCGCCTAGCGAGGTGCCCACTAATGCAGATCTGGGAACTGCTGCGCAGGCTGATACAGGCACGGCTGCTGGGCAGGTGCCCACTAATGCCGACTTAGGCACAGCCTCAACCAAAGACACTGGCACCGGAACTGGGCAGGTTCCAACCAATGGCGACCTAGGTACGGCTGCGCAGGTTGATACTGGAACTGGAGCTAGTGAGATTCCACGCAATAGCGACCTTGGAACAGCCGCCCAAGCGGATACAGGTCTAGCCACTGGACAGATTCCAACGGCTGACCAGCTTAGTATGGTTGGACAAACCGTTAACTACACAGGGGTGAATTATCAACCAAACGTGTTTGGCGGGATCGGCGTTGTAGTATTAATGAAGAATCTATCTGGGGCCACTATAAATAAAAACACAACTGTGAGCGGAACTGTGCTTCGAGGGACATATCTCGACGCAACTGGCACAGCTCAAGGCGGTATAGCACCTGCAGGAACAGTCTGGCGTAATGTCAGTGGATTAAATCTAGGGGTTAATCTACATGGCCCATTCGTGAGGGAATTGTAATGCTTACAGTAAAAAATCCAATAGAAACCGCATTCGGCTCAATAAAGTGTGAGGTTTTGAATAATGGTGTGTGGGATGTCTTCATAATGTCAAAAAATGACGAGTATGTTATTCACGAAGACAGTCAATGGAAAGACATTAAACCGTGCGATCAAGCCGAAAAAGACACTTACTTACGCCAACAAGAGAAAGATTCGCTATTATCAGATCTTGCCGCACTAGACCTGCCTGCCTATACAATCGAAAGGGCATTGACTGGTGATCAGTATGCTATTCAACTAATCAATGAAAACGAAAATAAAAAAGCATTGATCAGAGCTAAATTAAAATGATCAATCTACTCCGCATCCTAGAATACGCAGCCATAGCGCTGTTTGTTCTGTTTGCGGGGTGTGCTGTGCTTTGCTGGTTTACTGGCCACCTAATTGAGTCCACGCGGTTGAAACTAGAAAGAACCAAAGGGCCAAAACGGAAGGCCCGCCGATCCACTTAATCACACTCCAATATGTGTTTTTTTCGGTATTGCTTTTCTCAAGGACTCTAACCCTTGGCTCTATATCTACAATAAACGTGTCGATTGATTTGGCTATGTGTTTCATGCTGATTGAGTTTTCTGTTAGCTCTCGCTGCATTACTGTCATTGAGTCTAGTACCTTGCTCACATCACCCTTAATTGGCTGTATATGCTCTTCTATGTGGTTCTTTAGCTGAGAATGGGTAACGTGTTCGTTGTCCATGGAAAACCTTAAAAATCTAGTGTATATTGTAACCTTGATTATAACTTAAACAATACGGCAATGGTACGGGTGCGACATGGAACTACACTTGAAACGGCTAGGTGGGGATGACGATACAACTATCGGAGCCCTTTATATTGGCGTGGGAGTAAGCAGCTATCTATTTAGCTTCACTATCGAGGACGAGCGCCGATTTAACAAGGTATCAGGCGAAACCCGAATACCTGCTGGGCGGTACAAGATAGAGTATAATAAGACAGGCGGTATGAACAAGAGATATGAAAAATACCCTTGGCATAAAGGAATGCTTGAAATCCAAGATGTGCCAGATTTTGATTATATTTACATTCACCCTGGCAATAAAGAGGCGGAAACAGACGGTTGCCCGCTGCCAAACTACAAGGCAGACTCAAAAAACATGATCGGTGAAGATAGTTTCGAGTGCTACAAAGACCTTTATCTTGAGGTTTCTGCGGCCATGAAAGAAGAACAAGACGTTTATATCACAATCACAGATGAGGGATTCTAATGGAATACATCGAACTAGCTTTACAAATCGTGGGCGGTGCATCGCTTATTGTCGCTGGACTGGGCAAGATTGCGGGCATTACTTCAACAACGAAGGATGATGCAATCGTGGGCAAGATTAGCAAGTACTTGAGCTATGCGGTGACAGTGCTTGAAAAACTGGCGCTTAATCCTAAAAAATGAACACCCTAGCCCGCCTAATCCTAGAACTGCTCTCAATATGGGAGCGGTACAAGGCTGATCAGAAAAGGATAAAACGAGATGCAGCAATTAAGAAGGCTCGCAATGATCCAACTGGTGCTTTTAATGATCACTTTGGCGGGCTGTCTGGCGATGCCAACGAAAGCAAACCCACCGATAAAGCCGAACATTAGAGCATTCCAAACGCAAGAAAGCACCTGCTTTTCTAATGCAGATGCTGCTTTGTTGTTCCAGTACATTATCGAGCTAGAATCTGGCTACGAGTGAAAAACCAAGACCTGTCGTTGTTTCAACGGTATAGCCGTTATCCTTCTTGTAATAATCATCATACGAAATCTTTAATCCATGGCTTGAGCTTAGTTTATATTCAATTGCCACTCCATACCCCAAGCTAGTATCAGGATTACAGCGATCATTCACGCAGCTTTTATATTCAGTATAGTTTACACCGCCCTGCACGCTGATTTTATCCGACAATTCAAAGCGTTTATTGATATTCATTACCCAAAAGTCACGGGTTTTGACTCGCTTGGTCGTAAAACCAAGCTTGTCGCTTTGTTCGTCTGACTGGCCGACCATGGCACGAAAACCAAACCCGCTATCCGTGTAGTAAGAGCCACCAATTTGGCGCAGTGTTAGGTCATACTGGCCGTATTGACCCCATGAGTAGCTTAGCTTTGTTGTGCGCGTCTCAAGCTCATAGTTTGCGTGGCTAAGGCTTGAGGCTAGTAATAGTGCGATTAGTAGTGTTTTCATGTGTGACGCTCCGTGTGTTTGTAACTTAAATATACACCACACACGGGCATTCACAACAAAACTTTTCGATAGATTGGCGGTGTTATTTATCGGCTAGGGCGATTAATTCTTGGCGAGTCATCTTCACGCCGTTAATGTAATACGTCCAGGTTCCGTTTATGCGGGTAGCTTTCATTATGCAAACCTATTAAAAGTTACTGACTTGCCATAATCATTAGACGGCAATGCGATGTTTTCACGAGTTGTTCGCGCTTTTGGCTTCTCTCGTAACTGGGCAGACATAAATGCAGCCTTCAAATCCGTGTCGTTACCTGGCGTCTGCATAATAACGCGCCCGGTGCCAACCAAGCCAAAGCCTGCAAGCTCTTTGCCGCAGTGAATAACTTGAACTGTATAACTAGGCTCAGTTAAGCCGTGTTCAGCCTGTAGCGCTTGCGAGAAGTCGCTCAGGTGCATTGTTAGGGTTAGTGGTTTCATAGCTGCACTCCATTAAATTCTGTTTTGTGTTTGAATATTACATCCTTCATATCCTCATGTACTGCGTGCCACTTGTGCAGCTCCTTGTGTGAGTAGAAGCGGATTTGACCGACATATCGCTTAGGCTTAGGGCTTAGGAAGTCCCGTAGCATACGAGTGCGCAGTGTATGGCTGTTAATGCCTATCTCTGCGGCGAATTCACGCAATCTAACTAGCCTATCCATTACTCAACCTCCGGATTGATCAGCACAATATAATGATCTGGAAGTACTTCCCATGAGTCCGTGGTCAGCGCAATTGCGCGGCCATTGCTTGTGCAGCCGTATGCAATGTAATCCTTGCCTAGCGCTTGGTTGGCTTCTTTTAGGCTGGTTGGCTTGTTTGTGTCTATGTTGAATAAGATCATTTTTGGTGCTCCTTTTGTTTGATCACCATCTAAAGATATACACTGGCGCGGTGTTATGCAAGTAGTTTTTTAACATACTCTCGCAAACGTGTATTTGCCGCTCTCCGTGCGGCGTTGCTTTTCTTATGCTCAACCGGTTCTGCATAATACGCTTCTTTAAATACCCGCTTATAGCCATCAATGGCCTGCTTTTTGTATCCTGGCGGTATTAAAGAAAGCTGCTGCTTTATCCATTGCTGGTCTAGCTTGTGCGGCTCCATTCCTCGAATGCCTCCATCGCTGCTTCCCAGCCCAGTGCCACGCACCCATAAAAACCTAGCTGGTTTATCATTTCTAGGTACTCTATTTGCTCGGGCGCTATCTTGCTTTTGGTATGATCTTTGCGCTTTAGCTCACAATAAAACCCGCCTACGATAATATCACTGGCACCCTTTGTCATCCCTTCGGCTTTCTCTCGCCTTACTTGCTGCGGGGTCTTCTTGCCCTCATTCCTAATATGAGTAGCAATCCGCCCCCACGTATCAGGATACTTGCGGCGTATCTCGTTAAAAAAAGTGACTTGCTCTGCTGTTTCGCTGGGGCAGTCGCCACGGTATTTAGTATTTCCCCACACTGGGACGCTATTCGGGAGCTTCATCTACAGGCCTATTATGCGCAAAAACATTCCAGTATTTTTTACCGGCCTGCCTTTGGTAAGTGATTGTTTTTGGTGGTATTCCCTTGTCGCGATGCTCGAAAAACGTCGCAATATCTGGCGCAACTTTGCCGTAAAAATACGCCTTGCTGAAATCTTCATACAGCCCACGGTATCTTGAAACTTTACTATCTGGATTATACCAAACATCGAATTTTGCGTAGTCAGTCACATAACTAACTTTGATTGTTAGATTGCCCGCCTTACTCTGCCACTTCTGCATGGCGAATGCACGTACATAGTCAGTGCTTAGCTTTAATGGGTCGGCTTTCATCCGGTGAAAGTCTAACTGCAGCTTTTCATTTGGATCAACCAATTCTTCTTTGCACACCTCACAAAACCGCGCCGCTATATCGTTTTCATGCTCGCATTCATGGCATTGCTTCATTGACCATCTATGGTCACAGCGCACAGATTGCCCTGCCGCTATAACTTGCCCGAAACAACGGCGGCCAAAGTGGGCAGGCATTGGCTGATCTTCAACCATAACTTTGTTACCCATTAAATCTGTAAAATCCCCATCTTCATCAATCGGGAATTCATCGGGGTTGGGACGTAATGAGAACTCATTCACCGCATTGCAAAGCGGGCAGCAAACATAGATAGGCTCGCCTTTCTTTTTGCGGCGTGCTTTTATTTGTGGGCTGAACAAGTCATTTTCTAATTGGTGGCGTTCTATATTTTCAGCATAGTCTAAAACTAGGCAATCGTGCTTTTCATCGTGAATACGCAGGCCTCGCCCAATGATTTGCAGTAATAAGCTAGCGGATTCAGTGGCGCGCAATATGGCAATCACATCCACATGCGGAGCGTCAAAGCCTGTGGTTAAAACGCCAATATTAACCAAGTATTTAAACTTGCGGGCTTTATAATCATTAATGATTTGCTCGCGCTCTTTTGCTGGCGTTTCACCTGTCACCATTCTGGCGTTATCGACTGGCAGGCTTTCCATGCACTCGATAGCGTGGTTTTTCGTTGCGGCGAATATCATCACACCCATACGCCCATGCGAGTGGCTTACAACGTCTGCGATTATCTCGGCGGTTTTACGACCACGACCCTCGAATGCTTTCTCGTATTCTTTTTGAGTGTGGCGGCTTATTCCGCTTGTGTCATAGCTTGCAGCGTGATCAGGGTCGGCATGTGGCTGTGTGAGATAACCCATTGATATTAATTCAGGGCCAGTTATGCGATATAAGCAGGAATTGTAATATGGCTCGTGCGTTTGATCTTCTGGCACCGGGTTGCCGTCCTCATCATACTGATAAATATAACCGCCGCCCATTGTATAGGGCGTGGCAGTCAATCCAATAACGCGCACCTTTGGATTAAATTCTTTTATCTTTTCGATAATCATGCGGATTGTCGGCGTTGTTTTGTGGCATTCATCCACGATAATGGCCGCCGTGTCTTTGAACCCGTTAATGTTGCCCTTGACAGTGCCAGGCGTTCCAAACACAACATGATGACGCAACGACTTTGCGCCCGCGCTCGACGAATAGATAGAAGCGTCTAGGCCGTAACTGGTGTATTTCTCGTGGTTTTGTTTTGTTAGCTCAGCAGATGGCTGCAAACAAAGCACGCGCTTACCGCTTGTGCTATGAACAAATTCAGCAACCTTGGCCACGATGATTGATTTGCCCGCGCCTGTGACTGCCTCAATCATGCAAGGTTCAAAGCTTTTTTTTATCCAGTCTAGGATGGCATCAATAGCATCCTGCTGGTACGGTCTAGGATCGTACATAGAGAAACCTTAGCCGCGCATTGGCGGCTGTTAAGTGGTTATTTTAATGACCAGTATGAGCTAGGCTTTTTGCGATACTGCTCAAGGTCTACGCCCTTTAACTGGGGCACCTTGGCGTAATCGACAGAACCTTTACGCTCGACTTTGGTTAATTTATGGCCGTTGATCTCGCTTTGACGTTCGCCGCAACGCTCTACGATTTCGCTTAGTAGGTCTTTTTTCATAACCTCCATAGCTTTAATTTGCTCGGATAACTCGCTGTAGCGACTAACCAGTTCAGCAATAAAAACATCATCTTGCTCTTTGTGCTTAGGGTCAAGATAACGCTGCGCGTTTGGCAGTTCACGCTCAACCAAATACGATTGATAAAAAGCCTCAAGCTTTGGCAGATTTTCGTCAAACCATGCTTGGCTATATGCGTGTTCTTCTATTGCATCGCCATTAGGTGCCCATTGGTAAAACTTACACCATGTTCGCCCAGTGCATGCCATTTCAATTTGCGTCTGTGCGAAATAGTGCGGCATTTCAACCAGCTTTTTAAATTCTGGCTGCTCTTTGCCGCGCTGCCCAAATGGGCATTTAATTTCGACTACTCCATCGTCACCGATAAAACCGTCAGGGCTTGCGCCTAGCCAGTCGTAATCAGGGTGGACGTGAAAGCCCGTCTCTTCAACTGGCTTGTCTAAGTGAAACATTTCCAAGTGATTGGTTGCGCTTTGCTCGTTTGCGGTTCCCCATTCTGTAGCTGGGTTGCCTTTGAATTCGCGCTCCGCACCATGCCATTCGCGAACCATATCACGCATAGCGTCAGCTGGCTTTTTGTATGGGTTAATACCTAAGATTGCGCCAACTTGCGAGCCAGTTATACGGCCTTTGCGTGCGGCGAACCATTCTGGTGATCGTTGTTCCATATTGCTACTCCTTAATTAAAAACGGGGCCGAAGCCCCTAGGCTGCTAGAATGGGATATGGTCGCCGCTTGCATTGTCGTTAGTCGTTGCTGGCTGCACAACTGGTTGCGGCTGTGAATCGCGTGCAGCTACTGAGCTGATCCAGTTGCCGGACTTGTCGTTAATTTCCCAGATTTGCACCTTAACCATCATCGGCTTAGCACATAAAGCGGCCGGCATATTGTGATCACCTGGCGCTTCACCGGATGCAGCTAACTTACCCCCACAATTGTGGTCAATAGCCATCAACATGCGCTTGGCCTTGTCAGCTTTTGCACTATCTGCTGCAAATACGCGAACCTTTTGAAAGATCTTGCGGTTCTTGTATTCTTCTGGCGCATGGATAGTCCAGCGAAGGCTAATATAACTATCGTCTTCGTAGCTATCCATTTTTGCCTCATCAATCGAAGCAAGTAGTTCGGTGTTCGCTGGGATTGGCTCCATATCTCCGCCGCCCATTTCCATAGAGCCGTTTGTTTCTAGTGTTTTACCGTCTGATGTATTCCAGAATGAAGTCATGTTTTGTTTCCTTATTGGTTGTTGTTAAGTGATGGAATGAATTGGCCAAGCGGGTTTACACCAGCTTGAACTTGAATATCTTTTGTAATGCCGTAGCGATTTTTTGAAACGTTTGAAGCCGTAGCATAAGCAACAAGGATTCGAGTGCCGTCTGAAATCGCTTTTTTACGCTCTCCATCGCCAGTGGTAAAGGTTTCCAGTTTTAGGAATCCAACGACATCACTGTCATCAACATACGGGGCAACGCTACGCTTTCCTAGTCGCATATTGTAGCGAGTGTAGGGGTCTTGATCTGGAAGCTCAATGGTTTCCGTGTCGGCGTGGGCAATGAAAACGATGTGCATACCTTTTTCATTAAGCAGGCCGCAAGCTTTACGCACTCGCTGATGCAATCCAGCGACTGCCATTAGGCCGGCACCGTAACCGCCGCAAGCCTGGTTGATTGTCTTAGGCTTTTTAGGGTCGCTTTCAATTACTGCTTGAATAAACAAACGCTCTAAAGCCGTGACAGAATCAATGATTAAAGTTTGATAATCGTGATCTTCTTTAATGAGCACGGTTAGCTGCTCCCATAACTGCGCTTCGCTAGAAAGCACAGGAAAAGCGTCAGGGCGTTGTGCTTCTGGGATAGCTTGTAAACCATCTTCTGCACGGATAACGATTGGTTTAGGAAATGACGCGGCCATCGTGGTTTTACCCATGCCACTGTCACCAGTGATTGTGCAAATAACTGCACGATCCTTCGGTTTTGATATTGAATCTAATAAGCTCATTGGCTCACTCCTTTTGTTAAGTTTTTACTGGTTTGTTGTAGCCAGTGATTGAACTTTAAATGAAAGATGGTTACTATGCAACAACAAATTATGAAAATATTAACAAAAGAGGAAAAACAAATGAATGACCTACATGAAGCAAAGCAATTTTTATCCTATGCAAATATAAGCAAGGTATCGCTTGAGACAGGGATACATAAAAACACACTATACAATATAGTGCATGGCCGACACATACCGCACTTATACAATATCCAGAAAATACTAAAACTAAAAAATAAAGGCACTTTGGCAGAGGACGCGAAATAATGGATCACCAAGAATATATAGACGCAGGGCTGAAAGTATTTGGCCTGTACGGCGTAAAGGATGAAATGTGTGAGTGTGGAAACCCTGAATGCAAAGCATTCTTTAAACACCCACGGACAAGCGCATGGCAGCATACCCCACATTGGTCAGAAGACCAGCTAGAAGTATTTGAAGAACTGGGACACTTTAAAACTGGTTTTGGCGTGTTAGTTTCTGGTTTGCTAGTGGTAGACGTAGACGCACGAAATGGCGGCGTGCCATCTTATGAAAAGCTATGCGCGCTAATCCCTGCAATTAAAGAATCTGGCTTTATTGTTGAGACAGGTAGCGGTGGCGGCTCAAAGCACGTTTATTTTTCACTGCCCGAGCCTATCGCCATGGTCCAGACTCATAAAGAGTTCAGCGGTATCGACTTCAAGACAAGTGGCTTTGTTGTGGGTGCTGGTTCTGTTCACGCCAGTGGCAATCTATACGAGGCGGAGCATGGCGACCCATCCGACATTACGCCGGCGCCACAAGCATTAATCGAACTGCTAAAGAAACCAGAATTTCACCGCGCCGTGGTAGACGGACAGACCGTCGACGTGTCGGACGAAGACCTAAGAGATATGCTAGCGTGCATTAATCCATCGTGTGGCCATGAAGAATGGATCCGTATCGGTATGGCATTGCACCACGCTACGCAAGGGAGCGGGTTCAACTTATGGGATGATTGGAGCGCGGGCGGCGATACCTATTCTAGCAGTTCGGATTTAGACAAGCGCTGGCAGTCATTCGGTAAATCGAGCAATCCGGTTTCTCTTGGCACATTGGTTCACTATGCCCGCGAGGGCGGTTACGTTGAATCTGTACAGTTTACGCCAAGTGTTACATTCGATATGCCGGAAGACACTACACCACAGGATATTGACCTATTACGACCGCCTGGATTTGTTGGCCAATTAGCGGATTGGATTAATTCACAGTCGCTATATCCACGGGAATCTCTGGCAGTCGCAGCGGCATTGACCGCCATCAGCAATATTGCCGGTATGCGCTACCGTGATGAGATGGACGGAATGACGCCCAACCTTATTGCGTTTTGTGTTGCTGGATCGGGCACTGGTAAAGAAGCGATTGGCAAGGCATTTGCTGAAATCATGCGCGTGTGCGATTTATCGCCAGCATTATATGGCGCGTTCAAATCCGAGCAGGAGCTATACAGGAACTTACTGCGCCACCAAGCGGGCTTTTACTCAGTGGATGAAATGGGCATACAGTTAACCAAGGTCAAGAACGCGATGACCCGTGGCGGGGCTTCTTACCTTGAGGGTTTGCTAGGTGCTGTGATGTCGGTGTATTCAAAAGCGGATTCATTCTTGCCTATCACTGGCGACCTAAAAGAAGAAATCAGGGGCGTGCTAAGCAAAGAATACGCCGCAATAAACAAACAGCTAGACGATGGCCGTAGTTCCGACCTATTAGAACGCAAGCTAAAAACAGTCGAGCGCCAGTTATCAACCATCGACCAAGGGATTGATTCGCCATATCTAACCATTATTGGCTACACAACGCCAACGACGTTCGACGGTTTGTTTGACTATGAGCAGGCCACAAACGGTTTTTTGTCGCGATCCATGATATTCAGAGAGAAGGAGAATAACCCGAAGCGCAAGAAGGGATTTAGAAAGCATCCTATGCCGGACAAGATGAAAGCGACTTTGCAAAACATCCATGCACCAGGTTCGTTTAGTGTAGTGGCTGATGCCAGAATCGAGTTCACCGGTGAAAAAACCAGCGTACCTACAACCGACGAGGCCGCAGAACTGCTAGACAGTGCTTATCAGTACTTCTGGGAGCTGGCAGAACAGCACAAAAATCAAACAGGCTTGGAGGCCGTCCCACGCCGTGGATATGAAATGGCTTCAAAGGTTAGTCTTATCTTAGCTATGCCAGAGGGCTTGCGCACCGCTGAGCATGTCAGATGGGCCGTAGCGCTTGCTAAGCAAGATATTGACGCAAAGCTATTACTTGCGCATTCAAACAGCGCAGAGAGCGAAACAGACCGCATGGCGGCTAAGATCATTAGTTTCTTGTCGAAGGATGAAGGGCAATTGATAGGAGTCATTAAAAATGGCATCCGTGGCTTTGATTCGGCAGTCTTAGACAAGCTTATTGAGGCCGGCCATGTTCGCAAAGAAGACCAAGGGAAAACAAGGAATGGACGCCCTAACATAAAATACTTTAAAAACTGCTAGAAACCACGTACTATAAGGGCTGTAGAGGGATTGCAGCCCTTAATAAAAAAACAACCAGACACGTATGTCCCGTTATTTTTTACCGCTTCACCCTAGTTACCACGCGGCTTTCAGCCAGATTTAAAATAACAAAACAACACAGACACTTTCCTAAGACACTTATTCTAGAATAGGTGGTTTTCTGCTATTTTGTCTTTATGTCTGTTTTGTTGTTTTGTTATTTTATATATATAGATATATATAAAAAAAGATAATAAATACAATGACTTAGGATGCGAATGATTCTCAATCGTATTTAAAAATAACGGGACAGGCTGTTTGAGTTGTTTTTTTATTTTTATTTGATTGTTGCATCCATCTTTTTTACTGCTACCCTGGCAGGGTGTTTAATTAAAAAGGAGTAAAGCAATGACAATAGACTTTGATGAGTTCGAGAAGCAGTTCAAAGAACTAAACCCAGAGCGAGACGAAAAGGTTGAGGCTATGAAAGATGAGATTATGGCCGCTCTCAGTAATAACGAAAACCAAGAGCTATTGGAGGTGGTGAAGTGAGAACTTTCTTAGTGATTGGATGTGCAGTAGGTTTATTCTACTAAATGGCGATAGGTGACCACATAGGAGTGTGGGGTTGTGCCATCTGTGCCAGTATATGGGCAAGCGGTCATAACTAACAACACCCAAGGCCCGCTATGTAACGCTAAGCGCATAGCGGTAGTAAGTATCATAAATTAACAGAACGCACGACACTGGGCCGCATAGAGCGGTCTAGGGTGTGTTTGGAGGGGAGAGCAGTGACACCTAGTGAAGAGTTCGATATTTTGGCAGAGTCATGTAAAACCATGGGCTGGGCAGAAGCGTCCAGGCAGACAGGCATCAAGAAAGCCACGCTCAAGTACAGAATGAAAAAAGTTTATCCTGATTTTAAGGTTGATCCAGTGATTGGCAAGCAAAAGTGGTATAGGTGCGATGTTCAAAAGATGCTTAAAGCAAAAGCACAAGGGCAAAAGCTTACAGATTATGCAAAAAGTATTGGCATAACGAAATCAACTATAAACAACATTATGCACAACGTTCGAAAGCGTGGCATTGAATCTTACCCGGTAAAGGACTAACAAATGACAATCTTCGAGGAGCTAGCAAAACGCCAAATCAAATGCGAAGTATGTGGAGGTCACACAATTGCACTTTATGGCTGTGGATGGGATAACGACCGCATTTACTGCGCGGATAGTGATTGCGGTGCGGAGTACGAGTTTCCGACTAGCACAATTGTAGAATTAGAAGCTAACCACTTGCAATAACACCACATCAGCGTTATTGTTTGGGTCTACTAGAAAAGGAGCAAACATGCAAACCAAACTAATCAAACAAATCATCGAGCTGGGCCTATCGACTACCCACCAGGCGCGCATCATTAAAGCGCCAGTGTGGAAAGTTAAAGGCATTAGCCAAGGGCGCAAGATCACGCCGCTAAGCGACAAGCAGGTGGCGAAACTGGAAGAAGTTAAGGGGGTATTGAAATGAACGTAAAAGACCTAAAATGCTACCCGCAAGTTGCCGCCGTGATTGGCGAGGCTTTTGCTGATTATGAGCTGCAGAAAGTTATTGATTGTAGGCCGAATCAGATTATTAACGAAACACTACGTGGTGCTTTTTGGTGGGGTGATTCGCCGCAAAAACATATTTTTTGGGATCTTATTTCTCGAGAGGTAAACCCATACGACCACGGCCACGAAAAGCCGGAGGTTAAGGAGTGGGCTTATATTCATAACCAATACTTAGATTTTGAAGATGAGTGGTTTTATAAGAAAGACAATAAATGGATTTCTACCGATGGTACTTTTTACAAAGTTGACTATGATGACATTAAAATACTAGAAACACACAAAAGCGTAACCATGCCGGACTGGGTGCCAGAAGAAACTATCCCTGAATCCGATTCTGGGGACAAAGAACGCAGCGACGGCTCAACTGCCAGTTATTACGAGCTGCCCGAAGGCGCGACCGAGTTGCAGCACCTAATCAGCCATCGCAACCAAAACGGCCAGATAGCTGAAATATTCCGCGCCTGCTACCGCTACGGCCTTGTTAGTCATTCCGATATGCTGCGCGATGCCAAGAAGATTAAGTTCTACGCCCAGGCTGAGATTGAGCGGTTGGAAAAATTGAGGGGGGAGCAATGATTAAGTTAATGCAGGGCGATTGCCTAGAACGAATGAAAGAAATCCCAGACGGTTCGGTTG